CTTCGAGCTCGTCGAATGATCGGTTAATAGTTACGCTACTTACTAGTGTTGAGAGATCCACCGCGTTTACAGTTAGAACTCCGGTATTAGCTAGATATACTGCCACGGTTTATTCCTCTTCTTTCTTAGTAATTGGCCTTACAGCCGCTGGCTTTACCTGACCGATTTTGATCAGGAATGCGTCGTTATCTTTTTCCCATTGTGCTAGGTCGGTCATGGTTACGCCCATTCTGTTAAAATAGATATGTTTATGTTGCATGTCAATAAGTCACCTGTCGCAGCGTTTAGCACGGCTGGCGCCGATACTTCGGTCACGTTATAGGTGTATGAAGAGGCAGCCAGAAGGTTAAAGACCCTCACGACGTTATCTTCAATTCCATTGAGGTTACCCTCATTATCGAGCAAAGGCACGAGGACGGTTACGACCAGGTTAGCCATTGGAGCGATGGTGTTACGCCATCCGTTAGATGGTGAAATATAAGGATCGGCAGGGCTAATTACTACTGAGTTAGCGATCGGAGTAGCCGGAGGGAAACTAAATACTGAGTACTTAGTATTATCTACTAGGGCAGCTGCAACGCCTGCGCGGAGTGTTGAGATCGCAGCCATTAGCCCACCATAGATCTAGGATCTAGATAAGGTGCAAGTAATCCGCGAACACGCGCTAGAAGTGTTGAAGACATTGTAAACGGGCTAGGCTGGAATCCATCTACTGACATGCCTTGACCGCTAGGAGCTTGTCTAGCTTGCCAGATTGTAACGGCCACCATGAGGCTAGCCTCCTGGACTGCAGCTACGGTCGTATAGTCTGTATAGGTTTCTGCCGCGGCGATACCGTAAGGGTTAATTTCGTGATAAGGATTATCGGCTGTATGAGTAGTGGTAACGCTAAAAGAATACTTATCTATGCCTGTAATAGTTTTTGTGCCGTTATATTTTGTGCCTGCACCCGAGATCGTTACGCTTTGTCCGATATAGAATACATCCATAATAGGGACATCAAAGTAAAGCGTGCCTACTGTGCCTACGTTGCCGTGAGCGATAATAGACTGTTGATTCTTCCATAGAAAGGGTAGTAAGACATTATCTGCAGCGTCGCAGACAGATTGGAGCGTCGCGTCGCTATAAAGTGTTCCCACTCCTAGAGCGCTGCGAAGTTCGGCGACTGTCGTGATACTCATATTACTCTCCTTTCTAAAGACTCGAGGGGCGGAAGGGCACCGCCCCTCGAGCGACTTAGGGTGTTACTTATGCAGCGTTATTGAACTTGAAAGCTCCGCCAGCTGAAGGCACCTTAGTAGCGATCGCGCCGTAGCCGTAGTAACCGACTTCTACTTGACCTGTACCGACCTTGTCCGCTCTTAGTTGAAGGCGACTTGATTCGTACCATGTGAAAGATTCACGGTTTACGACCACGATAGATCCATCCGCTACTCCAGTGAGTGAGTAATCGACGTATAGGTCTAGACCTAGAAGTGATCCGCGTAGTGATTGTGACACGTTACCTGCCGCATTTTGTGGCTGTGATGCGATGAATAGAGGACGGTTAGATGAATCTACCATTCCCATAATGTTCGACCACTGTGTAGGAGATACGATTACGCCTGTTGCAAAGCGTAGTGTATTTGTGTAGATGTTATCTGAGGCGCGAGCAATAAAACCAGCCATCTCAGCACCATCCCACGGAAGGGTAATCGCTGTGCCGTCCGCTGTAGCGCCTGTCTGAATCGCTGTGCGTACTGCGACGTTAGTTGCCTTAGCGTAAGCGTCTGCCATGAGGCTTTGTAGCTCTGCAAAGAATGCTGGAGATGTACGGTCTAGGACTTCTACATCGAATAGCTGCATGCCAGCGTACTTAGCAACTGTTACATCTAGGTACTCGATCTCGACCTGAGTGTCTGAGAACGCGCCCTTTTCCGCTGCCGCTGCGACTGTAGGGACAGCCTTAACGCGTGGAATCTGGAATTTAAATCCAGCGTCCGGAAGTGTCCCAGTAGAGATCGCGTCGATTGAAGGGCGACCAGCTGTGGACTTATTGTTAATGATTTCTGTTAATTGGCGTGTAGGTACGAGGCCGGCTACTTCTGTAGTGGTCGTATCTGATGCCGCTGCGAGATATTGACGAGCTGACTCATCTCCGAGCTGTGCGCGGATTGAGTTCTCTAGAAATACTGCAGGATTTGTGTCGATACGTGGCGCTGTGTACGCCATCGCCTTAATTGTAGGAGCAGCGGCCTCTACAGCCGCGGCCTCTACTGGTGTAACTTCGACTGTAGGTGTGTTTTCCACTTCTACTGCCTCGCTCTCTGTAGGTAGGGTTTCTTCCACGGCTTCGGCTGGTGCCTCTTCCGCTGCTATCTCTAATACTTCTGCCGACTTGAATGCGGCCTCTGTTACTAGAGAAACTTCTTTTAGCTTTGCAGCTGTTACTACTGTGTAACCTTCGCGGCTAGGCTTTGATGCAATAATCTCGGCACCGATTGAAAGACCGGATACTAATCCTTCGCTCGCCATGATTAGGGCATCTGTCCCAGACTGGCTACGGCTTAATTTAAAAGTCGCATAAATGCCGTCTTCTCTAACTTCGCTAGCCATCATTCGGCCTACGGGTTTCTTCATGTCATGTTGGCTAAAAAGTTTAATCTTTGTAGCGTCTTCGATCTCAATAGATCCGGCTGCGAATGTATACGCGCCTAGATTTGTATTACCGATTTCGCCTGTCCCCATTGGCACGATCTTGCCTGAGATTTCGCGGCGATCTTCGCTGCACTCAATAGATGAGGCTTCGATATAAAGAGTGTCCATTAGTTGTCGCTTCCGTTAGGTGTTAAGTCTTCCATCTCCATAGCTTGCTCGAGAGTAATAAGACCTAGCGATAGCATCTTCTCGATTACTAGGAGGCGATCCATTGGCTCTACTCTTAAGAATGAAGAGTCGAGGTCGAACTTTACGTAGTGTCCAGCCGTAGATATATCATCCATAGATAGTCTTTGTTCGATCGCGGAGATGTACGGCTGAAACGCTAGAGCGACGAGCTGTTTACGCTCGTCTAGGATATTCGCATAGGTCATAGACGTATTTTGTTCGGCTGACAGGTAATAGGCCGGAATTCCGCATAGTCTAGAAATCTCTGTAGCTAGATTTTGAATAGCTTCGTTATAGAGCATGTCTTTAGGGCTAAAGCCTACTGTCTCGTAATTTAGAGTCGAAGTTAAATAAGCCGTACTACGGTTTAAACGAGCCGATTTGAAAGCCGCTAGTAATCCTTGAACTTCGGCTGGAGGTAAGTCTGCACCTGAATTTTTAATATAACCTGTAGGCATTGGAGTTGCAGCTGCAACAGCTGCCGCCTTCTGTACATCTATCGCGGCCTGAATTGTACGCGCACCAGTAGTTAAAATACCTTCATTATAAGATTGAAAAGTAACTAAAGATCCGAGACCTGACATCGGACGAGGTTTACCATCTACGAGATACTGTGTAACGAATTGCCCGTACGGATCGACCTCGGTAGTTACGCGAGTGTTAGCGACCCACTCAAATACTGCGCCTCGATTGTCCTCCTGATAAACTTCGGTAATTTCGAGAAAGCCTTGACCAAAAAATAGAAGGCTGTCGACCAGGTAACTCATGGTAACGAATTGCGGCTGGTGTTTAGAGAGCTGGTGCACCCAACGAGGGGCGGCAATCTCTTCGCCTGTAGATTTCTTTTTATACTCTAGCGAGATTGTGCCGACTGTACAAAGCAAGTCGCGGCAACGCTTGACAGCCGGGACGCTCATCGCAGCTTGACGGGTTACGGCCGGGCTATAATAATAGTTAGACGAATAGAAGGCGTCGCCCATAATTTGAGGCGCGGCTTGAGCTTCTAACTGTTTCGGCTTACGATCGAATAACCCCATAGCGGGTAATTATACACTACATATAGTTTATTCTGTGTAGATCGCCGCTACCTGTTGAGGTTTCGTAAGTTTCCAGATGATCATCGCGACGCTAATAGGGATTGAGATATCTCCAGCGCTTCGGCGCTTGACGATTCTCCAGGCGCTGTCCGATACCTTCGCCGCTACGTTATCGAAAGATTCTATGATTAACCTCTGGCCATTATGTACCATTTTTTTATTAACCATCGCGTCGAGCAAGTCTCCGCATGCCTGGTAGAAGTTATTCGAACTGCAATCCTCGAGCACTTGCCCGGCATTTATAAGGCGGTCGGCGATTGACTGTGTCGCGTACTTGTCGAACAGGATCTGGCGAGGTCTATAGATATCTGCCCACGCTTTAATTCCAGCGGCTACCTCTAGATCGTTAATGGCTATGTCATTCTGCCATTGTTGCAATACTCCTACGCCTATTCGGCCGTCTGGCATTATCTGGCCAGCGCATAGCGAGGCCATTCGTTTAGAAGGTGAAGAGTCAAAGGCGAAGACTGTATAGGCACCCGGCGACATCTCTAGATCGTTATCTCCGCACTCTTCGAGTGCTCCCGGAGGGAATGGTGATTGAAGGCTGGAGACCCAAAGACATAACAGCTCGGTCATGATCGCATCATGGCTAGAAGTAGAAAGGCTTTCCTCTATCGCCTCTTTCGAGACTCTAATTCCGAGGGCTGGATTAGCCATAGCTACGCCCTCCCAGAAGGCTTTAGACTTTGTATCTACCTTGAGCATATTAGGAGCCGAGTACTCGTAATAACCAAAGGTCTTAGGAGGATTCTCCGCCGCTCTTTCTTTGAGCACGTTAAGCGGAAGGCTAAAGGCATCTCCG